TCGATAGTACCACCCTCCTCTTTCGAGGTGGTAATCATCGTAACATTCATTCTGTTTCGGTTCCGTGTAGGGTCAATGCCGTTAGCAACGTCCCACAGCGTGTTATGCCCACAAAGCACAATGTTGTCGCCAGCCATTGGAGCATCGTTCTCTGTGCTTTTATCCCGATAAGTGTCATCGTCCGTGATAACGATATACGCCTTTTCGGTAGCCGATTTCTGTGCCACAGCCGACACTACGCGCCAGTAATATCTATTGCTTACATTCTCGTAAACCCCAGCTTTAATGTTGAACGTCTGGCATAGTGCTTGGTCGCCCGGCTCCCAATCGTTCGTTATCGCTTTGTCGCCATCGTCCGTGTGCAAGTAGCATTTCCAGCCACCACTAACAGGCACCACCTTTTCTATAATGGCATTCGCACCTGACAGCACAATGTTGCCCCCGATGTGCTTATACTCGTCAATTTGTAGCGAGCGGAATATAGCCTTGCCAATTACCTCTAAGTAGTCAATCTGCCCGTGCGCCCTGCCTTTATCGTCAAGCCAAACGCCAAAGCCGTTGATGGTGCGTTCAAACCCCAATGTTTGGATAGCTTTCAATATGGCGTTACCCGCCCCATCGATACCCGCCCCGCCATTCAATGCGATGCCCCGCAAAAAGGTTATCAACTCCTGCGCCGTGTCGGGGGCGTTCTTGCTAAGAAATTCCTTAAGTGCACGCTTGGCAGAAAATACATTGTGCTCTCCCGGCTGTGTATCATCGCCACTGGCGATAATATCGGGAATATCATTTGCAACCTCGCCTATATAGTGCTTTACGTCGTTAATACTGCCTTCCATTGCAGCTATCTTGCCTTTTGCCACAGCATCGCTTATTTCGATGCTTACAAGCGTCGGCAGGTCTACGCTGCGCGAAAGGCGGGTAATACGGCTCATACGATAGCCAGCGGGGGCAAAATATTCTGCACTTTCAAGCCGTATGCGTCTGCCAAGAAAAAGGTCGGCATGCTGCTGCTCCACCCAAACGTGGTCGGTGTCAGCTTTATATACCGAGTTGTCTACGAAATTTTCTTCGTTGAATTTCTTTACCGCCTCTAAGAACTCTTTTTCGGCAAGCGGGTAGTATTCATCAGGCATACGCAAGTGCGACAATATGTATTTGTCGCCCACCTTCGGCACAAGCACGCCACCCGGCACTTGCATCGTGTCGTTGGGGAAGATGGTGATAATTTCAAATTCCTTTGCCGTATCGTCGTAGTTCACTTCAAAGTAATGTTCCTCGCTCGTGCCCTGCCCAGCAAGTTCGCTACCCTCCTGAAAGGCAACACGCATTACGTAGCCACCTATCTTGTATTGGTTGGGGTTGAAGTTAAGTTCCTTATCCTTGAAGTAATATATGGTGAAGGGCTTACCATCTTTGCCTGTGCGCTCCTGCGAACGCACTGCCGACACCGTGCCTATACGGCGTGGGTAAATATCGGCAAAGGCAGCTTCTTCGAAGTGATGTACCACGCCGTACTTATCCACGTCTTTATCTACGTACTTCTGTCCACCTGGTAACTGCAGACGGGTGTGCCCGTATTTGTCTCGGTCAATGTTCTTTGTGCTGCCCAATGGGAAGAGGCGCGAATAGAACTTTACGTTGTCGGCTCTTTCACGTTCCAAGGAAATAAGACCTTTTTGGTAGCCCAACGTTAAAGGCTCTCCATATTGTGCCTTTGATATGTTGAGTGTTGTGCCGTTCTCAAACCAAAATTCCGTTTTCGCCGCCTTGGCAAGCATATCCAAAGCATCGTTGCAGTAAGTTCCTTTGTAGTCTATAACAAGGTTCTCCGTCTGCTTCACTTCGCCTAACTTGAACAACTGCTTGCCAATGGCGTTGTTTATCGATGTAAGTATTATCTTTGCGTGTTCTGCAGCAGGGGCAGTAAGCGTAAAGATAGGGGTGTTTTCGTTATCGGTGTAATTTATCACCAAAAAACGCTTTACAAGACTTTCAATGCCGTAAAGTGTTAGGTTGTATTCCCACTCCCTCGTACTCTTCATACGGGGTTTGAAACGTTCCATCAACCAATAGCGTTCGCCACAGAAGTCCACATAGTCGTTTACGTCCAGTTGCACGTATTCGTACAGCGTGAACGTCAGCGACAGGGTATTGTCGCCTTGCAGCTGCTTATCTTGCCTACCGTTTGCACCGTCGGCTATGCAGCGTACCGTATCTTCCTTTGTGAAAATTTCTATCATCGTTTGAACGCTATTTAAATATCGTTTAAATACTCTTTAAAAGCTGGGCTTCGGCTCGCGGAATGTGGCATGTAGTGCGCCACAGTGCGCTTCTTCCACCCATAGGTTGGTAAGGGCATCAAAGGGCGTAAACTCCGTTAAGAAGGTGCGCATCTCAAGCCCCAGTGTCGGGAACGTCCATACAAGCCACCCGTCATTGCCTGTCTTCAATGCCTGAATGAAGCGGCGGTAACGCTGTAGGAATTGCGCCTTGCTGTCCGCCATGATGGCGAAGTGCAGCTTTATATCGCGGGCTTCACTTTTTGGCAACAGTCGGTTGGAATACTTCTCGCCGTCCTCTTCGCGGAAGGCTACCGCCACGTGCGCCTTCATCTTGGCGGGTGTCAGCAGGGCTTCAAGGTTCTTCTGCTCGCCCGCCTTTTCTTCCCGCAGGAATACGTGGTACTCCGTCCAAATGTCCTTTCCATTTAGCAATACTTGATTTTCGAGTATATCCATTTTACTTTACTTTAATACCATCACGTGCCAACACCTTTATATCGTCGGCAATATCTTCCAGTCGCTCACAATGCTTCGTGTAGCGTTCTATCCTTTCAAGGTGGCGTGTAGATGCCTGCATCTGCTTTACGGCATCTTCGAGCTTTATGTCCATCGACGCCAGGTGTATCTGTGCCGACGTCATCAACCCCTCGAGTTTAGTACCCTGCGCCTGTGTCATTGTCTCAAGGCTGCCTGCGCGCCCTTGCTGTGCCGCACCACCGAAGATGTCAATACCATACTCCTTTGCCTTTTTCTTGAAGAACTCCAACAGCGATGCAGCCTTGCCACTGTCGGCAGCCACATCAGCGGTGAGCCTGTCCAATATGCGGGCGTAAGCGGCAAAACGTTCCTCTTCGCTAAGGTGCTCATCGGTAGCGTACTTCTCCATATCTTTTTGCGCTTTCAGGAAGTACTTTTGCAACACAGCAGAATACACCATATCAGCACCTAACTTTTCAAGCATACGCCCAACGCTCTCCACCATTGCCTTGCCTGCGTCCGTGCCACTTTTGAAAGCGTCCACCAGCGCATTGGTAATTGTATTGCCCAATTCGCCGAAGATGTCTGTGAGATAGTTACGTATTTCCTTGAATGCTTCTTCCTGCTGCTTGGCAAGGTCAATAAGGTGTTGCAGGGCTTCCTTGCTTGCGTCGCTCATCTTTCGCGTTTTTAAAATGCTTTCAGCGAGCGATATGTTGAATTTACCGTTAGCATCGAGCAGCTTCGGGTATTCGGACAGCAAGCTACTGTAAGTGTCCTTGCCTTTGCCCCAGCCAAACAGACCTGTCTTCTTGTGTCCTGTTACCACCTTTATATCGTTGGCTTGTTTCCACGCCTTTTCAAACTCTTCGGCTGCCTGTTTCATTACATGTATGGCATTCGTTGCCTTGCCGTAGCGGTCAGTGCCGAAAGCCGTCGTACCCCGTTCGTACAGTAAGGCTTCCTGCATCAGCAGCAAGTTGTACGCCTGTTGCTGTGCGATACGCTCCTTCATGATGGCGTTGAGGGCTGCACGGTGTCGTGCACCTGCAGAAAACGCCTTGCCAATAATATTGATGGCTTCGCCTACCGCTGCCATGACGCCACCCACGACGCCGCCATTGGCAAAACCTTTGGCAATGTTGGAAACGCCATTCATAACATCTTCCACCGTACCCATGGCTTCTGCCATACTGTCGTTACCCATCTCCTCAAACATCTTTGACAGTCCACCGGCTATCTTTCCCACTTCGCTGGCAACTTCTGCCGATGCCTCGGCAAGGCGCTTTATCTTCTTCTCTTTGTCGCTTTTGTCGCCCTTGTTCTTGTCGTCCAACAAGTCTTTTATAGCTGCTGCCAACGCCTTGAAAGGGTTCTTTTTCAGGCTTTCTTGTTTTAGCTTCTGCCACTGATCCATGAAAGCCTTCAGGGCTTCGGGCGACTGCTGGAGCCGCTTCAGCTGTTCGGGTGTTATGCCCATTTGCGCAATGTCATTCTGTGTGATGGTACGTTTGGTATTGCCTTTTTTATCCTTGATGACGGCTGCTCCATCGGCGGTAAGCTCACCTTTCGCCATTGCGTCCATATACGCCTTCAGGTCGGCGAGCTTGGCAATTACCTTATTTATCTGCTTTACGCTTTTTTCTGCAGGGTCTTCGAACATCTCGACGAAGATGCTTGCGCTGCTCTTCATTTCGTCGAGCTCCTTGTCGTTGATTTCCTTTAGTGCCTTTTCCTTATCTTTTTCGAGCTGCACCAATGCGGCATCTATGATGTTGGCGTTATCCTTGTTTCGTCGTGCCAACAGCGTTGCCAGCTCCTTCGTGTAGTTCGTCTCAACAGCCATTCTCTGGGCATTGTAGTCCTGGTGCTTTGACAGTAAGGTGTCCAAGGCTTCTTCTTCCTTCTTCTTTTCTTCCTTTACCTTATCGTCATATTCTTTTTTCTCTTTTTCGGCGATGGCAGCGTATTTGTTGTTGTACATCTGTGCAGCCTGTATGCGCTGTTTGGCAGCATCGGCACTTATTTGCGCCTCCTTTTCGGCACTGACAGCCACACCTCCTTTGCGCAGCTTCTTCACCAATTCCTTGCGCTTGGTTTCTTCCTCAAATATGCGCTGCTTCTCCTCTTCGTATTGCAGCAAGGCTTCGGCACGCTCCTTATCGTAGCCCTCTTTCATAAGTGCCACGCGTGTTTCGGCTATCTTTTTTTGCGCTGCTTTTTCAAGTTCGGCAAGCTCTTCTGCCTCGCCCGACAAGTCTTCTTTTTTATCTTTCTTTATTTTCTCCTTTTTTGTCTTTACCTTCGGCTCTTCATAGCCCTTGTTTTCCACCTTATTGAGGGCAGGCATATTTTCAAGGGCTTTCTGTGCGTAGGCTTCTGTTTGCTTTTGGTTTTCAGCAAGCTGTTTTGTCAGCTCCTTGTTGTCTTCCAGTCGCTTGTTCACCTCTTTCCTAAGATTGTCGTTCGCCGTGCGACCTGCACCCATACCAATACGGGTAGCTCCTCCACCGACGGTCATGCCACCTATCATTTCGGTGGTATAATCCTTGCTGCCTTTCTTTTTGTAATCTTCGTCTGCTTTTTTAAGGCGCTTTTTGTTTTCGTTTATATATTTGTCATTTTTATTTTTTTTATCTTCCAGGTCTATGCGTTCCTTGGAAAGTTTCTCCACTCGCTCCTGATAGGCACGTGCCATGGCAGCCTTCATAATGTCAGCTGCCAACTGTCGATAAGCCGTTGCCGCACGTCCTGCAAGAATAGCTTCCGTTTTCATATTGCCAAAATAAGCAGGATACGCTGCTTGCAAGTTCTTCACTGCAGCCTTTCTGTCCCTCAGACTCTTTGTGTTGTCCTGTGTGGCTTTATAAAGTATATCGAGCTTTGCTTTTTGTACAGCCGCCGAGCGGGCAACCTCCCGCATTTCTTCTGCCGCTTTCTCCTGTGCAGCGGCACTCTCTTTCGCCGCTTCACTGTTCTTGTACCACATGGTGATAACGGCACCAATGGCTACCGACAATCCCAGTGTCAGCGTTGCCATCAACGCACTGGCAGCAGCGGAAGAAATGCCAAGTGCCGTTGCAAGGCGGGCATTGGCAGCCGTCCACATGTCAGTAACCTTCGACACAAATTTTATTCGGAACGCCGAATCCTTATTCAGGGCATTAAATACCTGCTGAATGCCCATCGTTATAGCCATCACGCTTTGCAGGCGTGTCTGAATGCGTGCGAGTTCCTCGTTTTCACCTACGAATAACGACATTACGCCAGTACCGGCGGTAACAGCACCGCTAAGCCCGTTCAGTCCTGATGCCATTGCCTCCCAGTTGGCATCATCGGAAGCAAGTGCCTTTGTCTGTGCCCGGACGTCGCCTAAGGTGTCGCAAAGCTCGGCAGCCCGCTTTGCCATTCGCTGGTATTGTTCCGTATGCTGTTCCCCGGAAAGGCGCATGCGTGCCATCTCCTGAATAAGGCTGCGATACTCTTTCGTTAGCTTGCTTACCGAGGCAGAAGCCTTCTTGTGCTCCGCCTCCAAATTAGCCAGCGCACCTTTTTCTTCTTCCAATACGACCTTGCAGGCACGTATATCCAGCATTAGTTCGTTTTGCGCCTTACCCGGTGCTATTTTCTCATATTGTTTTTGCAGACTTTTAAGGTCGCTCTCCACCTGCTTGACCACAGCCTTCTGTGCCGCTATCTTCTCGGTGATGGAAGATGCTGCCTGCTCTGCTGCAGTAGAGAGCCTGCCTGTTTCCTTGGCGGCTTCCTTCGTCTTGTCGATAAGGTCGCCACCGAATAAGTACTCTATTTCGATACCGTTATTCATCGTTCAGTCTGCTTTGAAAGAAGCCTATTACCGTCTTAGGCTCTCTCGTTGTTTTATTATCTTTTGTATTATTGTCTTTTGATATGGTAGCTGCTTGGTCAGCATCTATGTAACGCGGTGCGTCGGCAAGCATCATCAGCAGTGTTTGGTAGTTCACACCCCACATTATGTAGTCTACCGTCCAACCCGTTGCTTCGGCAATTTGCCATACGAATCCAAAAGGGCTATGGGAGCTTTCAAAAAAGCCCTTTAACTCCCCTTCTTTACTTGGCTCAACCTTGGACGGAGCGGGTTGCTCCATTCTAAGGATTTGATAATATTCGTAAAATGCTGTGTGCCTATTAGCGGAATGAAATGCAGATTGGCAAGCAATAAGAAGGTATCGTCCACCAGCCACAACAGCAGCCAAGCCAGCAGCGGTGCAAAGATAGCTGACACCTTGCTGCGGCAGATGGTGAGTGCCACCATTTGGGCTACCGTCTTGCCGTGCCGGGCAATGAATTGCAGTTGCTCATCTTTCGTGAAGGCTTCCATCTCTTCATAGCTGACACCCATACTAAGGAATTTCCGCGCTATGCGTATTTGATTACCAAAGCAAGGGCGGCGCATTGTAAGGCGCAAGCTGATGGGCTTTTTCTTAAAAGGTATTTTCCACTGAAAAAGTGGAATGGAAACGCCGATATCCAATAGGGCTTCCGACGCTTCCACCTCTACTTTATTATTCTTTTTCATCAGCCTTGCTGTGTGAGGTTCACATCTACCTTCTTGCTCGGGTCAGCCTTCAGTTGGAAGGTTATCTTGCCCGTGCGCTGCGCACCCGTGTTGTTGGCTGCAGTAATGAGCACGCGTCCACCCTTTGCCTCGGCTGTGAAACCAGCAGGTGCAGCACTCATAGAGAATGCGCCACTGGCAGAAATGTCCACTACCTTTGTCTCACCCGCCTTCTTGAAGTTGAGTTCCGTTGGCTTCGCCTCAATAAAGGGTTTGGTCTCAACAATTTTAAACGGAGCACTATCGTCGCCCGATGTCAGCACCTCAAGCTCGCATTCAATGTGTAATGGGTCGTCGCCACCGAGCTTACCGCGCACCATACCCTCAAGTGATGCCTTGGCAATTTCGACTGTCTGCCCAGTGCCTGAAATTATCTTCACCGCACCTTCCAACACTACGCTTTCTGACGGAGCTTCCCAGCCGTCTTCCGTTACCGTGCCACCCATCACTGCCACGCAGTTATCCGGGAGCAACTCGATAAGGTTGAACTTCAATACGTTGGAAGCCGCCTTCTTGCGTATCTTCTTCACCGGGCTGTTACGCACCTGTGCTGCATACAATTTAATGTATTCGGCAGCGTCGCCGCCCCAATCTATACCGTCTTCGGCAATGTTGCCAATTTTCTTGCCATTAAAGAAGATGGCATCAAGCAGCATAATATAGCCGTCGTTTGTTTCTTTCATTTTATCAATTTTTTATTGTACCAACTAAATAATTTAATACCTGCGAACGCCAATGCGCCCAATAATACCAATATGCCGATAAGTTGCAGCAACTTTTGATAGGTGGGAGGTGGCTTAATAATTTTGGTTTTCGAGACCTTTCCGATGCTTCGCACCGCTTTGTTTTCCTGCGTAGTGCTTGTGTGCCGTGCTAATATTGTTGTCTGCCTTACCTCCCTTTCGATGGGTAGGGTTGAGCCCCTGATATATACGTTGCCCTCTTTGTGGTAGGCTTCTATTATTAAGCGTCCGCTTTGCCGTCGGAAGACGGCACTATCGGGCAGGTTCAGCAAGCTCTGCATCGGCAGCGTCAGCATCGCCGTGTCCGACGCTATCTTCTGCGCTTCCGTCGTTGTCAGCATCTGTAGCGAGCTGCTTTGTAGGAAGCTGCTTTCTTGACGGAGAGAGTCGCTTTGAACTTCGCTTTGCACCACCGTTTGCTTCGACCTGCAGCTCGTGGCTGATAGGGCAAGTACCGCGGTGAGGGCAATACTGAATAGCCTCGATAGCCCGCGAAAGGCGGTCCAGAGACCGCTTGATGCGTGCGCTTTCGGTGCGTGCCTTATCAAGCTCTTCCTGTAGTGAATTGATAGTTTTTTCATTCTTCTTTTGATTTTCTACTAATAGTTGTGATATGTCCTCGTACATCGCCTTGTAGGTGTCGTGAATGGCTTTCTTTGCCTTTGCCGACGCCACCTTGCGATTGGCAAGCCACGCAATGGCTGCACCAATGCCACCCGATGGTATTGCCCATTGTAGTATCTGTAGGAGTGTTTCCATTGCGTTTTCTTTCGTTATACTTGCCTGATACCTATTGCCTTGAGCCACTGCTGCACGTTGAACGACGGGCAAGCCTTGGGGGCTATTTCGTTGTGCCCGATGATGCGCACCTGCGGAAAGCGAGTGTGGAAGTCGCGTACATAAGCTGCCAAGGCGTTGCGCTGCGCCTCCGTGCGTGTGTCCTTCGGTGTGCCGTCGGCAGCCACGCCGCCCACGTAGACGATGTGGCGGGCTACGGCGTTGTAGCCCTTGGCACCGTTGGTAACTTCAAAGGCGTCTACCTGCATGTCTTCGTTGTTGCGCACCAAGCGTTCCACCTTGCCGTCGAGGTGTATCATGTCAGTGTACCCGACCTGTTTCCAACCCCGACCGCCTTCTGCCTTCGGAGCAGTGTGCCAGCGGCGGATTTCGTCAGCTGACACCTCACGCCCCTCGGGGGTAGCTGTACAATGTATTACTAAGTACTTTAGCTGCATGGTCGTTACACTGATTTGCCTTGAACTATGGCAATAAGTCCCTTGACATCTTGACGCATCGGGCGACCACCGGCACGCACAAGGAACGAGTATATATCACCGTAAAAGGTGGGGTCTTTCTCATTTTCAAATACGTTCACTTCACCCAATGCACGGCACACACTGTTTTCGTGCCAAGCCAAGCCTGCCGCAAGGTCGGTAGCCGCACCTTCGGCATCTTCAGCTTTCTTTACGATGCCGTCGCCGTAAATAGCAACTTCCGAGCGCATCATTACGTTGAAGCTAAACAGCTTGCCCACAATACCGCGCTGTGCATCAGCACTGGCAAGGAATGCTTGATTTTGTACAGATGTAAGGTCGCCAAGCAACTGGTCGTACATATACGCATCAAGCAGCAGATAGCGACCTTCCTGCGGTACGTTGTCTGCGTTGAACTTTACCATCAATTTCTGAACGTCGGCACGGCAAAGTGCCTTTCTGTTGCCGGTAGCCTTATCTGTATGCGCACTCACGGAAGCACCAGTTGTCTGCACGCAGTGTTCCTTTTCAGGAAGCCAGCTGTATATCATGCTTTTTGCAACTGCCTCTTGCAGTGTCGCCTTGTCCTGACGCAACACGCTTTCGCGCTTGTTGTACGAAAGTTCCACCGTATCAGCATGTGGAATGCGGATAGGGTCGGTGGTGAACTCGTCGAGGTTGAAGCTTAAATCAACGTCAGTACGTGTGTTTACGTCAGCGGGGAAGCTGGTGCGATTCTTCTTCGTTTTTGACGGTGCGCCAGCATTGGAAATGTGCACCGTTTTTCCCATATTAACGAACTCATCGGCGTTGAAAGCCTTGCTTAAAAAGCTGTTATCGGCAAACAAGCCCTCCACGATGGAGCCAATCCAAATTTCTCTTTGTATAGCCATTTCTTTTTTATTTAATTTATTAATTCTATTTACTTACTGCCACCTACATGTTGGGCTTTGTGCCGAAACGCTGCTCAAACTTTTCAGCGTAAATGTCGGGGTGATTATCTTTGAGCTGTGTCAGCTTGCCGGCACGGTCGAGCTCGTCCCATGTCTTGCTTTTCCAGTCGCCCATGTCTACACGCTGGCTGCCGTTTTGAATTTGTGCCGTTACGCTTTGGCGTACTGGTATAGCTTCCAAGGCAGCCTTTGCACCGGTGAAATCACGGTCGAACATGGCAAGGAAACTTTCTTTGCCCTTGGCGTCGATGCGCCCGTCCTTTACGGCGGCATCAACAAGGGCTACTGCCTGCTCCTGTTCTTTCTTCTTCTGCTCCGCCTTCTGTGCGTCGATGGCATCAGCAAGCGTCCTGTTTTCTTTTTCCAATCGGTCGTTATTGGCAATAAGCTCGTTTACTTTACCCACGATGTCAGCTTCTGAAGCAGCATCGCTCAAATTTAAAATCTGCGTTAATTTTCCCATCTTATTATTATTGAAAATGTCCTGTAATTCCGTGTACTCCATTGTTGCCGTAGGGGTGCTGTGCTTTGAAAAGTTACCCATGTTCACAAGGTTGCCCTTGCTGTCATACAGTGCCAAGGCGTTGTGGTTTGCACCGATGGTTACGATACTGGCTTCCCGTACCGTCCATTTCGTTACGGTAGGTGAACTCTGCCCCGGCAGCATCAGGTCGTAAGCGTCGCTGGTTTCCTGCGCCCATGCACCGATAGACGCCATGCGTATGAAGTCGGTATCTACCTTCTTCTGTACCTCCACGGCGCGGGGGTCGGCTTCATCGAAGACGGCATCGGCTAATATTTGCGTGCCTTCTATTCGTATGTTCTCCCATCTGCCAATAGGCATCTTCCAGTCGTCGTGGTTCAGCAGCATGACGGGGTTCTTGCGGAACTCTTCCAAGTTAGCCCCAGAGGTGAGCATACGGAAGCCGTAGGTGTTCACCGATTCGTCATGTAATATGAATGTTTTTTTATTCATCGCTTTTGAATGTTTTGCGATGCAAAGGTAAGGTAAGGAAAGTGCTCCTGCAAATCGCAAAATACTGATATACAATGTATTGTAAATATTGTACAATACATCTGCAACGCTTGCAACGCCATTATTTTTTGCGCTTATTATATGGTAACTTTGCAGCAGATAATACAATAAAAATGGACATAAAGAAGAAGAAAGAATTGGCGAAGCTCATCTTTTTAAGTGAACCCAATGTAACACAGCAAGAAATAGCCGACCGCACAGGCGCGTCGCGCGTTAGCATCGGCAAGTGGGTGAAAGAGTGGGAAAAGCTGAAATTAAATCTTTTGCAAACGCGTGAGGAGCGCATCAACTCGACATTGATACAGCTTGACGAATTGGACCGCGCCATTGCTCAAAAGCCCGAAGGTGCGCGCTTTCCCGATAGGAATGAAGCGCAAATCCGCCGAAAGCTGACGGAAGATCTCGAAGCGTTGGAGCAAGATGCGTCGATACGTGATATATATAATGTGTCGCGCCGCCTCTTAGATTGGCTGCGCCCGCGCAACCTCGAAAAGGCAAAAGAATTGGCTAACTATTTTGACGCATACATAAAGGAGCAAATGAAATGGGCAAAGTAGACGATAAGCAGGCGTTGAAAGAATGGCGCGTGTATTTCAACAACCTACAAAAAGATACCGCGGTAGATGAGCTGTCGCCATTGGAGCGCGCCCAAAAGCGCGAGAAGTTGGAAAAGAACCCTGTCGAGTGGATAAAATTCTTTTTCGGTCAATATGCCACCCACGAATTTGCCCCATTCCACATTAAAGCCATCAACCGTATTTGCAAGAATGAAGAGTGGTACGAGGTGCTTTCATGGAGCCGTGAGCTTGCTAAATCTACAACGGTGATGATGTGTGTAATGTACCTCGTTTGCACTGGCAAGAAGCGCAATATACTGCTTATCAGCAATTCAAAGGATAACGCCACCCGCCTATTGAAACCATACAAGGAAAGTTTCGAGCGCAATTCGCTGCTAAAGGCTTATTACGGTGATTTGCGGGAGTTTGGCTCGTGGACAGCGGAGGAGTTCTCCCTTACCAATGGTGCTGCCTTCCGCGCACTGGGTGCAGGCGAAAGCCCCCGTGGTACGCGTAAAGACGAAGTACGCCCCGACACCATACTGGTAGACGACTTCGACACTGATGAGGACTGCCGCAACCCTGATATTGTGAACAAAAAATGGGACTGGTTCGAGGGGGCGGCATTCCCGACACGAAGCATCAGCGGCAATCTGCTGGTAGTATTCTGTGGCAACCTTATCGCCCTTGACTGCTGCGTAAAGCGAGCGGGCGAGAAAGCCGACCATTGGGACATTGTCAATATCCGTGATAAAAACGGAAAAAGCACATGGGCGGCAAAGAACACGGAAGCTGACATTGACAGGGTGCTATCGAAGTTGTCTACACGCATCGTGCAGCAGGAGTTCTACAACAACCCCCTTTCCGAGGGCGAAGTATTCAAGGAACTGACATGGGGCAAATGCCCGCCCCTTTCAAAGCTCCAGCTTGCCGTCGCATACGGCGACCCCGCACCGTCGAACTCACGCAATAAGGCAACGTCATTCAAGGCATTATTCCTTATCGGTTACTATGACGGCAATTTCTACGTATATAAGGGTTTCCTTGACCACGTGGTGAACGACGAATACGTGAATTGGTATTACTACATACACGACTATGTGGGCGACAAATGCCAAGTGTACTACTTTATTGAGAACAACAAGTTGCAAGACCCGTTCTACGAGCAGGTGTTCTTGCCGCTGTTTGCCGCCAAAGGGCAGGAAAAGGGGTTTATACCCATTTCGCCCGATACCCGCAAGAAACCCGAGAAATTCGACCGAATAGAGGGCAACCTTGAGCCACTCAACCGTCAGGGCAAGCTGATACTCAATATCGACGAAAAGGACAACCCACACATGCAGCGCTTGGAGGAGCAATTCCTTTTGCTTAACAAGCGCATGAAAGCCCCTGCCGATGGTGTGGACTGTATCGAGGGCGGTTGGTACATTCTCAACTCAAAGATACGCACTTTGACGGTAGACAGCTACACCATCGGGCAACACAAGCGAAGCAACAAAAGATACTGATATATTATGGAACAGTGGAACTACACAGGTGGCTTCCTTACGCCACGGGAAGTTGAGACCCACCTTTACAAGGAGGCGATAGATACCATCAGCCGAGAAGATGACACCATACTACTTGCTGCCATCGACGCTGCCGTGCAGGAAGCGGCAGGCTACCTCGGCGCATACGACAGGGCGAAAATATTCAACCAGCCAAAGCCGAAGCAGCGCAACGAATTGCTGCTGACATTCGTAAAGGACATTGCCGTGTGGCATTTCGTAAACCTTTGCAATGCCGGGGCGGAGATTGAACTGAAGGAAAAGCGGTACGACCGCGCCGTTGCCTGGCTGCGGCAGGTGCAGAAGGGAGAAGTAACGCCATCGCTGCCACGTACCGACGACGATGGCGACGGCAAGCCTGACGGCAGCAATGAGTACATATTCGGGAGCAACCCAAAACGTAACCAACATTTTTAATCAATGAAAAAGAAAAAAAATACAGTAACCAAAATATCAAAGGCGGCAGAACCCGTCGTGGTCAATCAACTGATAGTAAAAGCCCCCACGCGCAAGGTGTACGACGTGGGCGACTGGCGCAACGCACTGCGTTCTGCCGACAGCGGGCGCGTAAAGAGCCTGTACGACCTTTTCGAAGATGTGTTGATAGATGGCGTGCTTGCCGATGCGGTCAGCAAGCGCATCGACGCAGTGCTGAACTCCGAGCTTACCTTTTTGGACAGGGACGGCAAGGAGGTGGAAGAAATTGCGGACATCATGGACACCACCGACTGGGAAGAATTGCTGCGGCAGATATTGAACGAGCGCATTTACGGGCGCAGCGGCGTTGAGTTCATCTGTACCCCCGACAGCTTCCGTGTTACACCCATACCGGCAAAGCACATCAACTTGCGCAACAAGTGCATCGTCATCAACGACAGCGACGACAAGGGCGTACCTTACGAGGGCGACACGTCGCTGCTGGTACTGGGGCACGAGCGTAGCTACGGCTTATTACTGAAGGCTACACCGTTTGCCATTTACAAGCGCGGGGGCTTCGGCGATTGGTCGCAGTGGATAGAACTGTTTGGCATGCCGCAGCGCATCGGTAAATACAACACTTACGACCCTGAAAGTCGCAAGCTGCTGGAGCAGGCGTTGGAACAGGCGGGGTCGGCGTCTTACGTGGTCATACCCCGTGAGGCGGAGGTTGAGACGAAAGAAGCGGGCAAAGGCAACGGGGCTTCCTACAACGAATTCCGTCAGGCATGCAACGAAGAAATGCTAATAACGATATTGGGGCAAACACTCACAACGGTGCAGGGCGAAAATGGCGCACGCTCATTGGGCGAGGTGCACAAAGAAGTAGAGGAGGGCAAGAACAGAAGCGACATGCGTTTTGTGCAGCGCGTGCTGAACAACCACGTACTGCCCCTGCTCGAAGCACGCGGCTACCCTGTCAATGGCGGCAAGTTCGTTTTCCCAAAGGCGGCAGAGCAGCTGACGGTAGCCGACATTGTGCAGCTGTCAGACATAATGCCCATACCGCAAAGCTACCTGCATGAAAAGTATTCAATACCTGTGCCTGAGAATGACGAGCCGATAGCACGGCGACAGCCAGCCACCTTCGAGCCTGTGAATATCAACGAGGGCGAAGGTACGGCAGCCGTGCAGAATATCGATGGCAGTGCGGTACCGACAAAAAGCACACAGGCACGTCAAAGGGCAGAAGCATCTTTCTTCAGGCGACTAAGGGATTTTTTCGTCGCAGCCCCCACGATGATGGGGGCGAACTCGAAGTTACCATACCCCACAACGACGCTTAGCAACGACACGCTCGACAACCGCCTGATAAAGCGTGTGGCAAATGGCGATGCTCCTTACTTTGATGCGGAGCTATTCAGGTTCATTGCCGACGACCTTTTAAACGCCATTCATAAGGTGTTTAAACGCCCCATAAAGAATGCCGACTACGTCTACGACAACTTCGACCCTGCATTCGTAACGGCAATGGAGCAAAACCTTTTCCACTTTTCGGCGGCGAAGACATTGGCAGAGGTGCAGAAGCTAAACCAGCTGTACCGCAAGGCAAAAACCTTTGAAGAGTTCTCAAGAGAAGCTGCAAAGGTATGCACCAAGTACAATAAGGTATGGCAGCGCACCGAGTACGAAACGGCAAACCTTACGGCTGAATCGGCAGCAAACTACCAAAGACTGATAAACAAACGTGAACGCTTCCCATATTGGGAGTATGTTACGGCTGGTGATGAAAAGGTAAGGGAGGAGCATAAGAAATTAGATGGCGTTATTCTACATTGCGACGACCCACGTTGGGATAAAATCTATCCACCTAATGGTTGGAAATGCCGTTGTAGGGTAAAGCCGTTGCTAAGAAATGAGGCTAACGAAACCATTATCAAAGCATCGCAACAGACCGTAGATGAGTTTTTCAATTCCGTAGAGTGGTCTAACTCTGTTGCTTCGCACTTCGACCATAACCCGGGCAAGAGGCAGCACGTCTTCAACGCCAATCAGATGTATGTTAAGAAGTTCCCAAACAAGGCTACAAAGCTAATGGATAAGGTTACACCCGATGATTGGGGGCTGAAACACTCCTACAAGCAACTTATTCGTGATGCCACGAAAAAGATAAACTGGTACGAGGGAAAGGCTGCCGACTGGTGGAACTCTCACAATAAGGTCGTGGAAAGCGAAGAGGTGTTGCCTGTCGAGGACTTCAGCAATCGAACATGGTACATGGATAAAAAAAGTTTTGATGGGCATACCACCGACACCAAAAAAAAGCGTGCTTTCAGAACAAAATACCTTGACACTATCAACGAGGTAATGAAATACCCTGATGAGGTGTGGATAGGGCAAGACGAAAAAGACAAACAGGGTAGCGACCAATATCTTAACCGTTGGTTTTATATCAAATATTATGATGGTGTGGCTATTGTGTGTGTCTGCAAGATACAAGACGGAAAACTAAATTTCAAGTCGTGGTACGAGTTACACGATGACAAAGTTAGAAAGGGGTTACTTGTGTTTCGTAGGTAAAAAAGGCAGAGGTATGCAGTCCTTACGTCCGCCGTCCTAATTCTTGGTTCTACCACTCGTGGCAAATCCGCGTCATACGGTTGGATAGTGGTGTCTGCATACCCCTTTGCGTTTGGATGCTCCAACTGTCAATCTGATTATGCGTATCCGCCACACCGCCACGCCGAGGTTCGGTCTTGGATTATGGTCGTTACATCCCACTTGCAAAGTTACACCATTATTTCGACAAAACAATGATAATCAATTAAGAATCTCACAATTATGAACATAAAAGAACTTGAAGACTACCTCCGAACGATGCCTGACAAGGTAATGGGCGACACTGCCGAGATTGTTGCTGAAACGGCTACAGAGTATTTTAAGGAGACTTTTCGCAAAAAGGCTTTTGATGGCAACCCGTGGGCGCCTGCCAGGACGGCAAAGAAACGTGGGTCGTTGCTCATCGATTCGGGGGCTATGATGAACAGCATTCGCCCGCTGGTTGTATCGCCGCAGCGTGTGGTTATTGCTGCGGGCAACCAGAAGGTAACGTATGCTAAGGCACACAACGAGGGTTTCGATGGCGAGGTGCAAGTGCCGGCACACACCCGCCGCACGAAAAAGGGTAGCACCAACGTAAAGGCGCATAGCCGAATGGTGCATATTACACAGCGCCAGTTTATGGGCGACAGCGAGGAACTGAACGACAGAATTAAAGGAAGAATAGTAGATTATATTAAAAATTTGAGCAATGAATAAAGTTTTTTTTCTTGCCGTTACTAACCATATTGCGGCAAATGTTTCACAAATTAAATGGGTAGATGCCGACGAAGGTCAGCTTAACGTTGCGTGCCGTCCGCCTGTGGCGTTTCCAGCTTGCTTGGTAGATATTAGCTACCCGCAGTGCGAAAGTCTGTCGGGTGGTGTGCAGCGCATTCGTGCAAGGGTTGAGCTTCGGGTGGTGTTTGCTATTCAGGGCAGTACTAATGCTGCTGCACCTGCTGCTGTGCGCGAGCGGTCGTTGGCTCGGTTCGATGTGTTGGAGGCTCTGCACAAGGCGTTGCAGTGGTGGAATGGCGGCGGACTGTTCAACCCCTTAAAACGCATCAGCTCCACGCCGGAGCGCAGAGCCGATGACTTGAAAGTGTATAGGGTGGTTTATGAGACGGAGTTTTTTGATTAGTGCCACTCAAAGCCGGGGAACTGCTTTGCCAGCTTCTGTGTTGTTGGGCGTTGCTCCAGCAGCGAGTGTAGCAGTTCGTCCTGGTCTACCAGTGCGTTCTGTATGGTGCGGTCGCCAACAAAGAACTCGTAGTCGGAGAGTATTTTCATGACGTCGTCGAAGCGGCGTCGTTTTATTTCGGTCCAGTAGTAGTAGCGGGCTACGATGGTGCGGTTGCGCTTTGCCAGTCTGTCCTGCGGCGTGGTAATGGTGGTATCACCGCTGGGCAGTGTGAAAGCTCGACGGCGTATTTTTGTTTCGCGTTGTGCTACTTTGCCTAAATCAAAATTTAGCATTAGTTGTTTCATACAATGTGGGTGGGCTTTGTATAGCACAAAGTTACAAAAAAAGTTGCTGAATATCAACTATTCAGCAACTTTCTTTATTGTGTGTATCATGGTGTTTTACGTTCACTATGCTTTTTTACTTATGGGTGAGGTTGAGTGCCGCCTCCAGCGGGTTTGTTGCCAGCGGGTTTCTTTGCTTTTGGTTCTACTCGTTCGTAGGTTACGCCTTCGAGTGTGAAGTATCGGGTAGATGGACGTAGTTTCACCATTGGCTTCTTTATGTCGCGTGTGGCGTTGAAGTCTTCTATGTGGTCTACGGCTTTCGACTTGAACGATGGCGATAGTGTGCCAATATCGCCAAAGTCTACGCTTTCTCCGCTCTCTACGTGGCGTTTTGCCATTTCGGCTGCCAGGCGTAACACGGCTTCCACTTCGGCTCCTGTAAAGGTGGTTGCTCTGGCTACTTCTTCGCAGAATTTGCGGTGGGTTACTCGTTGTCGGTCGGTTGGGCGTGCTATAAACACTTTTTGCCCTTTCTTTGGTCCTACACTTAGTTTTTGCTCTCTAATTGTGAAATTCAAACATTTTGTCATAATTCTGTTGTTTTATTTTTGTTTTTGCCCCGTTGTTTTCCCTTTGCCTTGGGGCTTTTGTTTGTGGCTTTAGGGTGGTTGTTTTTTTATGTCTGTTGCCCGTGCGTTTTTATATCTATAGATCTACGCTTGTATATCTATAGATCTACGCTTGTATATCTATAGATCTACGCTCGTACATCTATAGATCTACGTTTGTGCATCTATAGATGGCTTGTGGCGTGGTGGTGGTCGTGCCTTGTGGTGGGCTTTTTTGTTGGTTGTTTGTTTCATTGTTATTTACTTTGATTGAAAAGGCTTAGTTCGTCGCCTTTCTGATATACTATCTCCACCCACGACTTATCGGGATCATCGATGTCGCGCAGGGTGTCTGCATCTAATGGACCGAAGAAAAAGCCCTTATCGCCTTCCATATACTTTATGGGTGCTTTTATCAATTTAGCCCGTATGTGTATGTGGGAGCGACGGGGCACTTCGGGTTTGCCGGTAAGCCATTCGGGCTTGCCACAGGTGCAATTCCTGTAGACACCTTCCACTTGATAAATGCGCCCTTTGTAGCATTCTTCGTGCCCTACCCAGTGATACGTGAATTTATCGCCTACTTGTATCATATTTCATACCCGTTAGCTTTCTGTCATTCCCAATGGTATTTGCTTCCACGCCCCATTGTTATTGCGCACTTCGGCACGAATGAATTGTTTGCTCACTGTCGGCTGATAGCTTTCTTCAATGATGCGAACGCCCTCCAAAAAGCGTTCGTTGCCGTTGTCCTCCGCTATCTTGCGCAGCTGAACGATGCGTGATGCCTTCAGCGTGCCCTGTGCGTTGCGTGCCAACAGGCGGAACACCATATTTACCAGTGCCTGCGTTTCGGTGTCTTTCGCCAGCGACGTTATGTACTCCTTTACGATGGCAATGCCGTCTTCCACAGTGTCGCGGTAGCCGTCGGTGGTGTATTGTCCTATCGTCAGGCGCATATTACCGTCTGAAGTGGTAAAGGTGTGCGAGCGTTGGTCGGGATTCTTCGCCTTGAACAACTCTGCCTTTGTCGCTATGATGGCTTTAAAGTTGTCTATCACTTTTTGCTTTACCGTCTTAATATCGCCCGAAAGCTCCTGCAAGATGGGTATAGCTGCGCTTACCTCGTCATCCACCATCTGCTTGTAGGTTTCGCGGTCTGCCTTGGCTTTTGCTGCAGCTGCTTTCTTTTCTTCCTCTGCCTTGAATTGTGCGAAGCGTGCTTGCTCTTCGGCAGTCATTTCAACTTTTACTTTGTCCATTTTCTTTTTGTTTTTTGATGATTACTCTTATTTTTTTGTTCACCTGGTTAAGGTCTTCTATTGTTAGCTTTCTGAAAGGCTTGCCGGCTATTCGGGGGTTCTTGCAGAAAGCGTCTACGGTTGCCCAGTCGGTGGTGTCAAGCCCGTATATTTGTAGCTGGTGCAGAACTCCGCTGCGTGCCTTGCGTAATGCAGCCTGCTTCAGGGCTGCTTTGTTGCCAATGTTCACCACCCGCTCCATATCGCGGCACATAACGTCGTACTCCCATTTTGATGTCTCTCGGAGCGACTTTGTTCGCCCCTGTGTGTATTGCCACACAAGCGTGTCCTTGTCGGCATGGGGCAGCTGCTTCAGCAGCATGTAGAAGCGTGCATAATTTCTTTCTTCTGCCATGTTATTGTTTATTTATTACTTTGCTTATTCCAATATTCTGCCGCACGCTCTTCCCAAATGGTATAATAGCCACGGTTGCCAAAATATCGCCCTTTGCTTATTGCCCTGTAGCCCTCCACCCATATTTTTAGCGATGCGCTGTACATTGAGCTTACTGCTGTGCGACCTAATGGTTTTAACCCTTCGGCTTGCGAAATGAATATTATCAATTTGTTATGGTGGCGTTTGCAAAAATCTTCGTATTGCCCTAACGATATGTGCGCATACTGAAAGCTATCCACCACCACAATATCGGGCGAACGACGGCGGTTAAGCCTGTCGTCAAGCTCTGCAAAGTTTTCGTTCAGCAGCACAAAGCGTCTGCCCACATCTGCCATTCCAACACGCACCAGGGCATTTTGCATGGTCAGGCTGCTGCCTTCCTCCAAGCTGTCGTAGGCTACCTTGCCATAGCGGGTAAGCTCTTTGCAAAGCTGCAGCACAAAAGATGTTTTGCCGTTGCCGCTCTTGCCCCATACAAACCATACACCACCTCGCTCTGGCTGTCCAAAGGCTTCTTTCCAATCGCCTTCAAAGTCGTACACCTTTCTGTTTATACGTAACAAATCTGTCATTGATAGTGCCTTTTTCAACATTTCAAATACTATTTAATCAGTGTTTAAACACTCTTCGTTTACTTCATTCGCTTTTGCTTGTGCACAGCTTTTTTCACCCTGCGCAGGTCGAAGTCGTACTGCTCGGCATCTTTCATTACCGCCGATGTCTGCTTTTCGTTCAAGCCGTTGCCTGCACAGATGGCGTAAACATCGTTGGGCGATGTGCGCTCCACCTCGAAGAACTTGCGCCCCATGCGGCTGTGTATTTCGTTGTAGCCGCATTTGTTATAGCGCAAGCCCATCTGCATGCGCCGTTTGATGTAGCTTGTTGAAAAGAACACGATACCGCACTTATCCTCCAAGCGATTGTATAGGTCGATGAAGTAGTGGAATACACGTTCCGTTAGTTTGTCAGCTTCGTCGAATATCAGCAATGGTTCGTCCATCTGCACAAGGCTGTCGATAATGCGGTCGAGCAGCTCGCGGATGCTGTAACCTTCCGTTCTTAACCCCACCTTGCGGGCTATTTCACGCACAAAGTCGCTTTTGCGCATATCTTCGCTGCAAAGCACGTAAAATGCTTCGCGCTGTTCGGCGGCAAAAAGGCGTGCCGTGGTTGTCTTTCCGCAGCCTGCATCACCCACCACCCACGTTACATTTTTCCACTCCTTGGCGTCATTCAGGGCAAACACCATTTCTTTATATGCCGTTGTTTCCACTATTTGCCAGCCGTCGCCCTGCTTGTAACCGATTTGCGATGCAACGTTTTTCCACATTTCGTCGCTGACATTATTCCAGTTGCCTTTCAGCAGCTGGCTTACCGTTGCAGCACTGATACCCGCAAGGCTTTGCGCCGCCTTGTTCTGACTGCCATACTTAACCACGTAGGCTTTTAAACTCTCTGTTATCTGCTGTTTTTCGCTTGTTCTCATTGATTTACATTTTTAAGTTGTTATAATTTATCCGCCGTCTTCCGCTCATCGTACAGAACTTCTTCCCAGCCAATATTTGAAATCTTCTTTGTATGCTGTCCCAGCTCCACCACTTCGGCGCGGCTGTCGCTTTTGAGCCTGTCCATGCGGTCGTACACCTGTTGCTGCTGCTCTGCGGTCAAACCCTTGGGCTTTGGATAATACAGCCCGTTCTGCTCGGGGTCAGTACCATGTCGTTGGGCAATGTTCCTGCCCGCTACCACACGTTCTATTCTGTCTTGCTTGCCACGCTCAATATCAGCATGTATGCGTGCCTTTTCTTCGGCGCTCTGGTCTTGCATTGCACGGTGTATCTGCATATACGGCTTCGCAACAGTGCAGAAGTGCAGCTTTTTAGCGCGGTCGATATAATAGAGATTTACCGTCGTCATATCCATTGGGTCGTATTGCACGTAGAATTTCTCCCACGTGTGCAGGCGCCGCCATTCCCTGTCGGGTATCGCTTCGCCGTTCTCATCAGTAGTGAATACCTCCCAGTGGTAGGACTTCTTGTCAATGGTCATCTTTATGCCGCTGTCGGTGAACGTTACGGGCTTTTCACTCATTATCCAAAACATATCCTGCATTTCGTACTTGCCAACGGCAGGTGTGTCTTCGTTCACGCTGCCCTCGTAAAGTGCCATGCGGCTGCTGTCGTGCTTTGGGTGCTTTGCTTCGTTCCACTCTTCGCGGCACTGGGCATACAGCTCACATAATTCCTGATATGTCGGTAATTTGTCGCGGTTGGCTGCCACCATCTCCATGTTGGGGCGGCTCGTCAGCTTCTTTGCCGTAACGTTCTGCCCGGTAAAGTTGAAGTAACGTGCCAACACCTGCTGCTGGAAGCGTCCGAAGATGCTTTCAATCGTTTTCGATTCACCATTGTGAGGCATCGTGGGGCGGTGTATGTGGCAAAGCCTGTCCAAGAAACCCTGTGCCTTTTCGCCGTCCCCCGCAGGCTTCTTGCCCTGTCGGTTCAGCTTGTTGTGTCCGCCCTGGTTGTCGTGCACTATTTCGTAGGGCTTGTGCCCGCTGCGCTGTATTGCCATGCGGAAAGCGCCGTACTGCGCCTCGAAGTTCTCGCTTTCGCTGATGTGGTAGCCAAGCAGCACTTCGCTGAAGCCATCTACCACCTCGTACACGTTTATCGTCTTCACCGTCTTTCCTTCCCGATAATACAGGTTAAGCTTCGTGCCGTCGCCATACCAAAGGCTGTCTCGGCGTGTAGGCAACATCG